CTACACGTTCTGTATATGCTACTTTTTTCCAAGGCACTGCTACTGCCTCTCTATATGCTGATATTGCAGAAAAATACTTAACTGATAAAAACTATGCAGTTGGTACAGTACTAATGCTAGGCGGAGAAAAAGAAGCTACCATGATAACAAATAACAAGTGTTATGTGCTAGGTGTTATAAGTGCAGAACCTGGATATTTGATGAATAATGGACTCAAAGGAGGGCAAGCAGTTGCGTTATTAGGTAGAACACCTATTATGATTGTTGGATCTGTTAAGAAAGGCGACCCTATATGGCCGGCTGCTAATGGTCGAGGATGTAACATAGATAACGGTAAGGCCCCTTTTGCTTTTGCCGTAGAAGACGGTGCAGACGGATTAGTAGAATGCGTCGTAAAATAGGAATATAAAATAATGTCATTTCCATTAAATCCGACCAACGGTCAAGCAGTAATAAAAAACGGTATCAAGTATGTTTATACTCTATCTACAAATAGTTGGCGTAGAGATTTTAATAATGTGCTTGATCGATTTTTTCTAGTAGGCGGAAATCAAGCAATAAACACAAATACCGGAGATTTAGTAGTTTGGGGCGGAGTAGGCATTTGGAAAAATTTACATGTTGGCGGTTCTCTCGTTGTATATAATACATCAACTTTTAACGGATTAATAACTGGTGAAATAACAACAGCAACTACTACAAAAAATTTAGCTGGTGGTAGCAACGGATCATTAATATATCAATCTAGCACATCTACTTCTGCATTTATTCCAATTGCAACTACTGGAACAATTTTAATGAGTGACGGGGTTAAACCTATATGGACCACGACTGTTGCTATTAGAGTTGCTTCGGCAATTACTGCAACAAATATTTCCGGAGGCCTTGCTAGTCAAATTCCTTTCCAAACTGGTGCCGGTCTAACTACATTTTCTTCTAACCTTACATATGATAATTCTAGTTTAATTGTTGGTCCTGCTACTGCTAGTACAGACATACATTCAGGGGCAATAATTGTTGCAGGTGGTATGGGTATTGCAGGAGATGTATTCATTGGCGGTAATTTACAAACAAATGGTACTAGAACATTTATTAATACTACCGAGTTAAATGTTACCGATAAAAATATAACAATTTCTAAAGGTTCTACTAGTGCAGGAGCATCTAACGGTGCTGGTATTACTGTAGATTTTCCAGGATTTCCAGCCACTATATTATATTCTTCCTACTACGATAGTTGGGATTTTAATAAATTAATTCAAGGTAAAAATTTAGAATTATCGGGAGGAATAGAATCGTCATCAATTACATCAGGAACATTTAAAGTAGTTGGCGGAATGGGGGTTACCGGTAATATATATGCAACTGCTATATACGCACCATTGACTGGAACAATAGGCGCCGGTATTAAAAATTCTGGAGGATTTACCACTATATCGGTTACCTCAAATTTAGCGTCGGCTGATGCCAATAACGGCGCGGTAACTGTAACCGGCGGTGTTGGAATTGCTAAAAATTTAAATGTAGGAACAACTAGTACTAGCGACACACTTAGAGTTACATCTTCTTTAAATTCAACCGGCGCAACTAACGGAGCAGCAGTAATAACTGGTGGTCTTGGTGTAGGTGGTGATGCATATATTTTTGGAACTATCTATGGTCTTGTTACAAATTCTAGATATGCAAATACCAGTTCAGTTGCCATAATAGCAAATTCTTCCACTAATATATCTGGAGGGTTGGCTAATCAAATACCGTATCAATCTAACATAAGCACCACTAGATTTAGTCAAAATTTAACTTTTAACGGAACGACTCTAACTACTAATAGAATAGTTGCATCAACATCAACTACTGATTTATTACCTAGCGCAGTTTACGGAATTGAATTAACTAATACAGGCATTAATCAATCCCCTGCAATTAGACTTACAGGAAATAATAGCGGTATTGTTATAGTGTCATCATTTGGCGCATTAAAAATAATGCAGGATGCTACTACACTTACAAATACATTATTAAACATAGGTATAACAACAGTTAGTATACCGGTAGTTACTTCGTCAGTAAACACCGGTACAGGATCATTAGTTGTTGGCGGTGGTGTTGGTATTGGTGGCGATATTATTATAGGTGGCGATATAAAACCTTCTGTAGATGTAACACAAAATTTAGGTTCAGCTACAAATAGATGGAATAAAGTATATACAAATTCTATAGTTAACGGAACAGCATCACTTGAGTTATCTACATCAAGTGTATTAACACTACCGGGACTATTGCAAGCACCTCAGCGTACTATTGCTAATGCAGGAACTGCTGGAGTTTTAGGTCAAATTTGTTGGGATAATAATAACATATACGTTTACACTTTCTCCGGATGGAAACGAGTAGCGTTAGTTGCAATATAATTAAATAATTTCTAAAATTATTTCTATTTTAGTTTTTATTAATTTATTATTAAGACTTGATTTTACACCTTGATGTAAAGGTTTAGGAAAACAATTATATTCACACCATGCATATGATGAATGTTCATCATTAAGAGTGGGTATAAACTCGTTATTGACTAGTAACACATATGTGTTATATTTGAATAAATGATCATTACTAGTATATTGTTCAAGAGGAATCATTTTTTCAATATTGGGAATATTTCCTAATTCTTCATGAATTTCTCTAGTTAATGTGTCAAAGGGCGTAAGATCTTCAGGTTCTTTTTTTCCGCCTACAAATCCCCATGTTCCGGCCGTTTTGCCTTTATTTCGAAGCAAAAATAAGAATCTTTTTGTGTTTTTTGATAGGAATAAGCCACCACTGCAAACTATGTTGGTCATAGAACTAGACGCCATGCTCCCGGATCATATACACCTTCATAAGTTTTGGACCATTGCCATTGCCCATCTACTTGTGTCCATTTATATTGTATTCCTGTATAGGTGTTGGTAACATAGGTCGTTACATATGTGTCGTTACTATTAAAAATAACTTTCCAGTTGTTACCTTCCCATTCTATAATATCATTAGCATTAGCAGTAAAACTTGAGTAGTCTCCATTTAGCCATGCTCTTGGACCAAGAGATCCAGCGGGCCATGTGTCCACATTTGGATTTATATCATCTAATATCAAATATCTAGTCCCTGTAACTTTATTAGTAGGATTATATTTTTGAGGATCTATTACAGCATCAACAGTGCCCCTAGTTCCTATAATGGTATTACTTGGAACAGTATCCGGGTCTATACTTAATGTCATGGAAAAATCGTCTAATGGGTTCAAAGTAGCATAGGCAACAATTTCGGTATTGTTAGCGGTTAATAATCTAATTTGACTTAACCCTGCTTTAAATCCGCCTGGGTATAAATCTAAAATACTATACCAATTGTTTTTATCAGTTGTTAAATCTGCATGAATTAACGATGCACTATTATTAAGAACAACTAATCCAAATCCTCCAGGAGTTACTACAATCTTACCTCGAACTATTTCGCCTGAAAACAATTCAGTTAACGCAGTATCTTTATATGCTCCGCTTTCTACTATAGTGCCCAATGCTTCACTAGCAAATACATTAGAAATAATTTTAGTTATTATACCTAACTTTTTAACTTTAGCAGGAGGGTTGATCCATATAGGGCATGTAAATTGTAAATTTGCAATGCTTATGTCGCTTTCTAATCCTTGAGGTATAGATCTAGATTCAAATGTTTGACTTTCTAATTCTACTACACTAAGACTAGACCAATCAATGTAATTGTCAGTACTTTGTAATTCCATACTAGGATTAAACAATACTGTTATTTGTTCCCATATTTGTAATTTTTGATCAGTATTGCTTGACCAAATATCTGCAGAAAATGTTGCCAAATAGGGAGTCGGCATAAGACGCTCTACGGTATATCCTCCTCCTTGTGACGTTGCTCTACCGGTATCAGGATTATAATCGGCACTTCTTATATTCACGCGATCTACAAAAGTTGGATCCTGCATTCTTGATCTATCATGTTGCATATCTTTAATATAGCAAGCAATAAATGGAGCACTTTGAATAATGTTCTCACTGTTTTTCTTCATTATTGCAGCAACTTGTCGATTCATATCACCATATCGTACAGGTACTTCTACTAGTTTTCCTCTGGCATCTTTATAACTGAAGTTACTCATTAACCTCATAAATTGTGTTAGGTAGCGTTTAACTTGCCCGTCGTAAAAATAATCACTCATTAATTATCTGCCTTTGGTTTTAGTACTTTAGACAATGCTTGTTTTTCAGCTACTATCTGTCCGTTAATAGTAGCAGTATTGGTATTATTAATAAATGTACCTTTCTGATTTAACCTTATAGATTTTCCAACAAAATTGCCTGGCGGAGTAGTATCTTCTGTTCCTAGATTATTTAAGGTCATCCTAACATTGTCCTCAAATTTTATCCAACGCCTACCATCATATCTAAATAATCTATTTGGAAAATAATCAATTCTTAAATAAAACATTCCTTGTGCTGGGCTTGACGGAAAAGAAATACCAGAATCAAATGGAGCACCATTTGGCGGAGTACCGTCCTCGGTAAGGTATCCTACATATAATTTTTTTTCAGGAGTGTGTAATACTGAAGTAGCATCTACCATAGTTGAATCAATTTTAAAATCTTCCGATACATCAACAAAATCGACTAATCCTGTTGCCGGATCAATAGGTACTGTAAACAGTTTTGAAGTATCATATCCTGAAAGAGGAACATCTAATTCTGCCTGAGCTAAAATTGCTTTGTTTATATCTATACTTTGTTGATATGTTGACATTACATCTCTTAAAGTTTTATTACCATCTCCCGAAGGAGCATCTAAAATTTCTTTAAATTCTTGACTATCGACCAATGGTTGACATTTTGCCCTTAATAAATGAGGATACCAAGTTTGACTAAATCCGGATGCTGCCCTAGAAACATCTGTAACAACATAAAATCTTTTTAATGCTACTGTTGCTTCATCTAACGCATATTCGTCTTTAAGATGAGGTAATTCAAATACATCACCCGGCATGATTTTTCTTCCTAAATCATTTACAGTAGAAGATAAATGAAAATTTATCATAATATTATCATTTTGCAAGAATAATCCAAATTGAGATAGATTAAAATCTATGTCTTGCATTGTGTAAATTCCACGTAACTGATAAACATCAGAATCATAATGTCTATCTCTATTTTCTAAGAAAACTAGATCTTGTATCCCTAATTCTGGTATAGGATTAGTATTAGTAGGAACACTAGGAGAAGACTCCCCCGCAGCAGGATTTACGGGTCCTAAATATTTGTGTACAAAAATATCAGTTCCGCCAACTTGAAATTGTTCATTGATAGTTTTGTCTAAAAATCTAAAATCATTGCCCTTTTCGGGACGGTAAAGTGATAGTCTTGGCATAGTGATAGTATTTATGGTAAATATTAGTATGACAGAACTCGAAATCACTAGACAACAAGTAACAGAATATATCAGGACAATGCTAGGCGAGGGCATGGTTGATATAGAGTTAGATCCTAAACATTATAATATTGCAATTGATCGTGCATTGGCAAAATTTCGTCAAAGAAGTCAAGCTAGCACCGAAGAAAGTTATGGATTTATGACATTACAGATGGATGTTAATGAATATATATTAGCACCCGAAGTTATGGAAGTTAGACAAATTTTTAGAAGAACAATAGGATCTAGAACAGGTGGAGGCGACGGCGGCACAGTGTTTGAACCGTTCAACTTAGCATATACAAATACCTATTTGCTATCTAGTAGTAATATGGGAGGTTTAGCAACATATTATGCTTTTGCAAGTTATCAGAAACTAGTAGGAAAAATGTTTGGTAGTGAGATTGATTTTTTATGGAATGCAACTACTAAAAAGATCACTATATTACAAAGACCTAGGGGTGATGAACAAGTAGCATTATGGTTATATAATCACAGACCAGATTTTACTATATTTCAAGATCCCTATGCAGGGATATGGTTAAAAGATTATGCATTAGCTAACTGTAAAGTTATGCTAGGAGAAGCTCGTGAAAAGTTTGGAACTATTGCTAGTCCACAAGGTGGTACACAACTAAACGGAACAGCCCTTAAAGCTGAGGGAAAGGCCGAAATGGCCGAATTAGAATTAGATCTAATTAATTATAAAGACGGTGGCAAACCACTTACCTTTGTAGTTGGTTAACAAAATATTGACATTGTAATGTAAATGTAATAAATTATAGTATCATCCGGGGGTTCTATGATTATAGGTTTTGTAGGTTTAATTGGTTCGGGCAAAGATACTGCTGCTGATTATTTGGTTAACTTTCACGGTTTTAGACGAGATAGTTTTGCCGGTACGCTCAAAGATGCAATATCTTCTATATTTGGGTGGGATCGTACACTACTCGAAGGCCGCACAACTCAAGCCCGTGAATGGCGAGAACAATTAGACGTATGGTGGAGTGAACGTCTTGGTATACCCGAATTAACTCCTAGATGGGTGTTACAAAACTGGGGGACTGAAGTTTGCCGTAAGTCTTTTCATAATGATATTTGGATTGCTAGTTTAGAACACAAATTACTTACCAGTAATGACGATATTGTCATTAGTGATGTACGTTTTCCTAATGAAATCTCTGCTATCCATAATGCTGGCGGTATTGTAGTACGTATTAAACGTGGTGAAGATCCTAACTGGATTTCTGCCGCACAATCATTTAATCGTGGACCAAACGGTAATACAACTTGGGCACTTAGTAGACAAAAATTAGAAAAAGCAAACATACACGCTAGTGAATATTCCTGGGTAGGTGGCAATATTGATCACACAATATCTAACGATAATACAATTGATTCATTATTTGAACAACTTAGAAATCTGGTCGAAGATCTCCCTGTCGCCAAGGCAGTTTAAATTTATGTAGTATGCGTTGACAGTTTGCACAAACTGTTTTTAAATTAGTATATCTACAATTTGTCGGATTACCGTCAATGTAGAACACATTAAATTGTTCAAGATACTTAGAAGTAAATCCGCATTTATCACAGGCGGTCTTTTTTGTATATCCAGATTTTTGCCATAGCGGCACACCATCTTTACGTTGATCTGCACAGTGGTCACATTTTGATCTATAGAAAACTTTTCCTTCTTTATAGTAGTTTATTGCTACAGGTCTGCATCCACATTTTTTGCAAAGTTCTCTCATACACGCCCTTTTTGTACCCTTTTCAAATGTATTTAAGTCGGTAAAAAATTAATCAAACCGCTAAATATACGAAACGATATTCCATTGAGGAGATTAACAAATGGCACTAACTTCACCGGGCGTACAAGTAACTGTAATTGACGAGAGTTTCTATAACACAGGAATTCCAGGAACTGTACCAATTATTTTTGTTGCTACAAAAGCAAACAAAACAAATCCTTCTGGCACCGTTGCCAAAGGAACACTAGCTTCATATGTTGGTAAAGTATGGACTATTACTAGCCAACGAGATTTGACTGATACTTTTGGAACTCCGTTATTCTATACAGATTCTAACAGCAATCCTATCCACGGTGGAGAGTTAAATGAATATGGATTACAAGCAGCATATAGTACATTGGGTGTTAGCTCAAGAGCATATGTTGTACGTGCAAATTTAGATCTTGCCGAAATAACACCAACTTCTTCTGAGCCTAAAGGTAGACCAGTATCTGGTAGTTATTGGTTAGATACTACTTCTTCTTTGTTTGGAATTAGTGAATGGGATGCTACAAATAAAGTATTTGTTAATAAAGTTCCATTAAAGATTACAGACGATAACAAAGATATCGCTTCTAACAATGGAGTTCCACTAGCTAGCTATGGAGCCATTGGAAACTATGCAGTTTACGCAACTAGCGAAAATGCAATTACTATTTGGTTTAAAAACTGGAGTAATGTTTGGGTTAAATTAGGCTCAAGTAGAGATACATCGTTTGGCTCTCCAATTAGTGGTCCAACATTCACTAGCAAGTGCTGGCAGACTAGCTGGCCTGTTGTATCTGGTCTTATCGGAACACCTATTACAGGTAAGCAGTTTAACATCAACGGTATTGCTATTAGTATAGGAGGTATTACTGCCGACGCTATTGCTACAGCAATTAATGCTAGCTGTCCTAATGCAGGCGTGGCAGCAAACAGTGATGGTACTAGAATTTATTTGTATGCAGATGCAAGTGCATTACAGGGCGGAAGAATATCATTAACTGATTCAGAAAATGGAGCAGTATTAGCATCATTAGGATTAGGCAGAACTGGTATAGTATATGGCGAAGTAAAATTATCAGTTAATCCTCACACAATTTATCCTCAATTTGCTACAGATAAAGTAGCTACAGGCAGTGTATATGTAAAAACAACAGAACCTAGTCGTGGTGCAAAATGGACAATTAAAACTTATAATGCTAGTTCGGCAGCGTGGACTACAGTAACAGCACCCATTTATCCAAACCATCAAGCAGCACTATATGCATTAGATAGTACTGGCGGAACTTCATTAACTGCTGGTAAATTATTTGTTAAAAGTAATACAAACGACGGTACCTATGGAGCCGCTAACAATCCGGGATTAGCAAATTTTGAAATTTATAGAAGAACAAGTTCTAGTCCTACAACTATTGCTGTAACTGTTGGTGCAGGAATTTCAATATCAACAGGTAGTCAGTTTTTAATTACAGAAACAATTGCAGGATCTTCAAGTTTGCCAGTTGCTAAAACTGTAACAATAACTAGTACCGGTACTGCTGGTACAGTTGTTGCAGCCGCAATTAGTTCAGCGGGATTAATTAATGTAACTGCTTCTTATGATTCTAATACTCGCGTATTGAAAGTATCACATAAGTTAGGCGGTGATATATTGTTAACAGATGCTGCTGGCGCTCCTTTACAAGGTTTAGGATTCTATGACCCGGCAACTACTACGTATGCTGCAAATTTATATCCAGAAAATGTTAATTCAGTTTATCAATTAAGAGCAAGCAATTGGAAACCTATTGATCTATTAACAACTCCATTTGTTGCTTCTGCAACAGCTCCTACTACAGCTCCTGCAGAAGGAACTATATGGTATTCATCTATCCAAGATGAAGTTGATATTATGATACATAATGGAACTAACTGGGTAGGATATCTTAACTATCTTCCACAAACTGATCCAAATGGT